GGCCGGACGACGGTTAACTGTAGGCAGCAAGGTTGGCAGTGACATAAAAAAGGGGCTGGCAGATGCCAACCCCTTGTTTGCTATTAACTTTTAGATGTCGCGTTAGCGATACCTTAGTTAAGACGCTTTTTCAAGACACCATTGATACATAAGCTTTTTATTTATTAAACAGTAAGTTAAGCCTATATCTGGTGCAACCAAAGGCAAGCACGTACATGCTGAGTAGTCATTCTGTAGACATCAAAATGGCAAGAGGATTAAGGGCAGCGGCTTCCTCTAAATGGTCAGGGGCAAAGTGGGCATACTTCATGGTTTCACGTATGTTCGCATGACCGAGGATTCTTTGTAGTACCAGAATATTTCCCCCATTCATCATAAAGTGGCTGGCAAACGTGTGACGCAATACGTGGGTTTTCTGGCCCTCTATTAGCTGAATTGTGGTGGTAGCCAGCATCTTTTTGAAGTCCTGATAGCATGGTTTAAACATCCTGCCCTGCCGTTCCTTTAGTTCATCATATAGCCATTGCGGGATCGGAACAGTTCGGTTTTTCCCACCTTTAGTTTTAAAGAACGACAGCTTATTAGGTGACAGCTGCGAACGGGTCAATGTTTCTGCCTCAGTCCAGCGCGCACCAGTAGCTAGGCAAACTTTGCATATCATCTTTAGGTCTGGCTTTCCGTAAAGCTCGCAACCATTAAGAAGTTCAGTGATCTGCTTTAAGGTAAGCCAGGACATTTCTTTTTCATCTTCCCGGAACGTCCTGACGCCTTCCAGTGGGTTAGGCAGTGACCATTCCCCTAACCGCTTCAGTTCATTGAACACAGCGGCAAGATAGTTTTGTTCTCTATTAACCGTTATAGGCTTTACTTTCCACTTTGATTGGTCGTCGTGATAGCCGTTAGAAATCTCGCCCTTAAGCCGACGATCACGATAATGCGCCCAGTCTTTTGCCGTCAGTTGAGAAGCTATCGGGTCTCCTAATCCGGCACACACAATATCTAACTTTGCCTTCCGAGATTTGACGGCCTTGAGTGACTGCCCATGTAGAGAATCCCAGAGTTTAATTAACTCACTAAGCTTGCGGCGATCTTCCTTCTCTTTTATCCACGGTTTGTTTTCGGCCTCAGCGCGCGTGTAATCTTCAAAAGCTACCGCTTCACCTTTTGTTGCAAAGCTTTTCCTGATGCGTCGACTGCCGCGACCATCTAAATAAAAATCAGCAAGCCATTCGCCAGACGACAGTTTTTTGATGGACATGTTATCTAACCAAAGATCTTTTAAAATTAGATATATTATTGATTAGGATGACAATACATACAGCCGCTATTGAATATGAAACCCACATAGGAGCTAAGAAACTAAAAAGCATTATTGTGCCCAGCACTGCCCCACCAAAGCATAGGCTCATAAAAGCTTTAATACCTCTGATGCTTTTTGCTTTACAATTAATATGAGCTGAAACAATACCGCTCACTGTCGCAATTATTAATAAAATAAACTCGGCCATAATTTCCCTATAAATTTTTTGATATTGTCAGAATTACGAGGCCAATAGGGTTTACATCACTTTCTGAACATTCAAATGAAGATGTATTGTTAGTAACTTTGATCCTATTACCCGGAAGGCGTGACACGGTATAAATATCTTTATTTCCATCAATATCTAATAGCCAATCACCATTGCCAATGGTCTGAGCGCCCCCTTCTACGATCCATGACATCGAGGCGCGTTGAATATATAGGGGATTACTTAAATCAAGACCAAAAAGAGAAAGATTAAAACTCACATCAGGCTGATTCTCTAATGTGCCTCCGGAGAGTTTTCGCGCGGGTATGGATGGTATCAGCTGATCCGCTAAATCTCTATTAGGTAGTGCCTCATCCTCATGGCCAGTAGCTAACCAAGAAAGAGAAACCCCCGTATCAAGTGCGCATGTAATGACAACATCACCTGGAAAATAATCTCTGCGAACCCATGCGCTCATCGTCGCTGAAGGAATATCAAGCAAGTCACCAAGCTGCTTCTGCATAGTAAAGCCATATGCGTGCATTATGCGATCCAACACTGCCCGCCCGCCATTAGCCAGCATAGTGTCGTGAAGTTTCTTCCCTTTAAGAGAGGGATGCTTCACTCCATCTGAACTTACATTTGCAAGTTCACCATTAACCAGCCATCTAAGGCTTACTCCCGTATCCAATGCGCATTGAACGATGTAATCGCCGGGTAAACTGTGGCGAGCTACCCAATTTTGGATAGTAGGTAACGGAATTTTCAGAAGTTCCGCTAGCGCTGGGCGTGAGCTAACCCCATAAGATTTAAGGATCCTCTCCAGTATGGCCTTAACATCGCTGTTGTAATCGGTCATATACCCTTCAAATAATCCAATATGATCTGTTTACACAAACCCATTTGGAATATATCATCCACTTCGTTAGTGAAAATGCACGCCAATGCACCGTAAATACTGCCAACTGGAGATAATCCCCGATGACCAATCAAATTACAATACCTAGCGGCCCCGATCTGATGACTTATGAACAGTTCGCACAGGCTTATGGTTACAGCCTTCGCACTGTGAAGCAGATGGTTGAAGACGGTGATCTGCTTGTTATGCCACGTAAAAAAATTGGCGGTGCTGCACGCATCAACATGGTTGCCTTCCGCGCGCGTTTGCTCGCTCAAGGTGTCAACTGCCGCTACGTCGCTGCGTAACAACTTAATTATTTAAGTTGAGCAAAGGAATGACCATGTTTGATTTCAAGACTTCCACCCATAACCACTACGAAGACGCCTGCCGCAAGTTTGCGCTGTCTCACAACATGCGGGAGCTGGCCCAGCAAGCAGGCATGAAAGTGCAGACGCTTCGCAACAAGCTGAATCCTGATCAGGTGCATCAGCTGACCGTTCCAGAAGTGCTGCTGCTTACTGATCTGACTGAGGACGCGACTCTGATGGATGGGATGCTGGCTCAGCTGCACTGCCTGCCATGTGTTCCTGTCAATGAACATGCCGCTGAAAAATTTCCGGCTTACGTGCTCAATGCCTCCGCTCAGGTGGGAACGCTTGCTGCCAGTGCTGCTAATCACGCCAGCATTACCACCTCATGCCGTCGCGGGATTGTTGAAGCTGCTAATACCGGCATTCGCTGCATGATGCTGGCGGCCCTCGCTGTCCAGACTCGCGTCCACTCTAACCCTGCGTTGTCGGGTACTGCTGATGTGTTAAGTGGTATCGGTGCATCTATCGGGATGGTGTGAAATATGGCTTTTTCAGTAGCTCCGCTTCTGAAGCGGCAAAGCCCGTCCCACGCATACGGCCACGGCTGGATTGCGGCAGATAAGGGCAGACGCTGGCATCCGGCAATTTCACAGGCCGAACTGCTGGCAGGATTAACCGGTAAGAGGAAAGAATCATGGGTTACAAAGCTGAGAGTATCACTGTTCAGATGAACGTGGGGCAGCGTGCAAGTGCGCTTAATCATATCTCCGTACTTCGCACGATGATGTATGGCGATTGCAGCCACGAACTCAAACGCTTTATCGCAGACATGCGCAACAAGCGTGATGTACAGGCTGAACAGAATGGCCGCGCACTGAGCGCAATTTTCTTCCTGGCAAATATCAGTAAAGAACGTCACAGCGTTGATTACAGTGAACTGACGAGTGACGAAATTACAGCGCTGATTAGTGCAATGAATCACTTAAAAGCAGTCGTGAGTTTATTTCCAAAGAATTTGACGTTACCTAATTAATTAACCCAACGAAATTAAATGGCGTAAACCCGCCGGGCATTTTTTTGCCCGAATTCAGGAGAAAGAGAAATGCGAAATATCCAGACCCGTAATTTTAAAACTGACGACGACGCGCTTAGCGCTCTGCTGAGCAAAGCCAAAACTGAGCAGCGTTCTGATGATGCGCTGTCCGTTTCAATCCGTCTGGCCGCACTGGCAATTCATGCACGCAAACAGGAAATGTCAGCGGCGGAAATCATCGAGCTTCTGGACAAGGAAGCAGAACGCTTTGAGAACCAGGCGCAGGAGCTGCACTGATGGCTGATTCAATGGACATGGTACAGCAGCGCGTGCAGGAAGAGCTGGCGCGCAATCTGACTAACGCTACTCACCGCCCGACAGGGGCGGGTGAGTTTTTCTGCCTGTCGTGCAGTGAAGAAATACCGGAGAAGCGCCGCCGCGCACTGCCGGGCGTTTCCCTCTGCATGACCTGCAAAGGAATCAGTGAGCTGAAAAGCGTACATTACAAAGGGGCGGCATTATGAAAACCATCCTGAAATGGGCTGGCAGCAAGTCCGGCCTGATGCCTGAACTGATTAAGCACCTGCCCGCCGGTAATCGCCTAGTTGAGCCGTTTGCCGGTTCCTGTGCCGTCATGATGAATACGGATTATCCGGCCTATCTAGTGGCGGATGTTAATCCCGATCTGATTAACCTCTATCGTCAGGTTAAAGAGCATACGCGCCCATTTATTGTTGTGGCGGCCTCGCTCTTCAATCAGAACAAAACTGAAGAGAGTTATTATAAGGTTCGTAATGACTTCAATTTCACCGCGTCGCTGCCACTGATGGAGCGCGCTGCACAATTCCTCTATCTCAATCGCCACGGCTACCGTGGCCTTTGCCGCTATAACAAGCGCGGCGAATTCAATAATCCTTACGGCAATTATAAAGAGCCATATTTCCCGCTGGCCGAAATCGAAGCGTTTGCCCTGAAGGCTCAGCGCGCGACGTTTGAATGCCAAGGTTACAGCGAAACCCTGAGCATGGTTCTTGCCGATGATGTCGTGTACTGCGATCCGCCGTATTACGGCACGTTCACCGCTTATCACACCGATGGGTTCAGCGACGATGATCAGTACTCGCTGGCCTGCATCCTGCTGGGTATCTCTGATCGTAACCCGGTCATCGTTTCAAACAGCGATAACCTGTTTACCCGCAGTATATTCCGCGAATTTGAACTGACGAAAATCATGGCTTCCCGGTCTGTTGGCGTGGCTGCCGGTGAAGGTAAGCGCGCATCCGAAATCATTGCAGTCCGTCACATGAGTCTGGCGGTGTAATGACTCAGGTCTACGCATATCCCTGGAATGCCCCAAAAAAGGCAATCAATCCACAGATGGACCCGGCGGAAGTTGCGCCGGTGTCCGCGCTTTCAAACCTGATCAGTCTTTATGCTGCAGATAACGAGCAGGAGCAGCTGCGCCGTGAGGCAATGAGTGATGAGGTTTGGGACCGCTATTTTTTCAACGAGTCCCGCGATCCTGTCCAGCGCGAAATTGTGCAGGACAGAATCATCAGCCGGGCAAAAATGGCCCACGAACAGCAGCAACACAATCCCGATCAGGTTATCGTTGCCGATGTCAGCGCGCAGCCTTCGCACATCAGTAAGCCCCTCATGGAGCGCGTTAAGTTTTTCCACAATCTCGGCAGGCCGCAGGCTTATTCCCGTTACCTACGAGAAACCATCCGTCCCTGCCTTGAGAGGCTGGCCCGCGTGCGCGAAAGCCAGATTTCAGCCTCATTCCGTTTTATGGCCGGTCACGACGGGCTGGACGGCCTGCTGGCGTTGCCTGAAATGAACCAGAATCAGGTCAAGCGTTTATCTACGCTGGTCGCTGCGCACATGAGCATGTGTCTGGATAAAGCCAGCGGCCATCTGTTCGTCAGTGACGACGTGACGCCGGAGCAGGTCCGCCAGGCGTGGGAACTTGTTGCAGCGGAAGCGATGCGCCTGGACGTAATACCCCCGGCCTTTGAGCACCTGCGCCGCAAAAAGCGCCGTCGCAAGCCCGTGCCCTATGATCTGATCCCGCCCTCGCTGGCCCGTATGCTCTGCGCGGACTGGTGGTATCGCAAGCTGTGGCAGCTGCGCTGTGAATGGCGTGAAGAGCAGCTGCGTGCCGTCTGCCTGGTCAACAAAAAAGCCTCCCCCTACGTCAGCTTTGAAGCGGTGATCCATAAGCGAGAGCAGCGCCGGAAGTCTCTGGAGTTCTTCCGTTCACATGAGCTGGTCAGCGATGAAGGCGATACGCTGGATATGGAAGACGTGGTGAATGCCAGCAATAGCAATCCGGCTCACCGCCGAAATGAAATGATGGCATGCGTTAAGGGGCTGGAGCTTATCGCGGAAATGCGCGGCGACTGCGCCGTGTTTTACACCATTACCTGCCCGTCACGTTTTCACGCAACGCTTAACAACGGCAGACCGAATCCGAAGTGGACCACGGCCACCGTTCGCCAGAGCAGTGATTATCTGGTTGATACGTTTGCCGCCTTCCGCAAGGCCATGCATAAAGCCGGGATGCGCTGGTATGGCGTGCGGGTTGCTGAGCCACATCATGACGGCACCGTACACTGGCACCTGCTTTGCTTCATGCGCAAAAAGGAGCGCCGTTCAGTCACCGCGCTGCTGCGGAAATTCGCCATCCGTGAAGACCGTGAAGAGCTTGGCAGCAATACCGGTCCGCGCTTTAAAGCTGAACTAATCAACCCGCGCAAAGGTTCACCGACAAGTTATATCGCTAAATACGTCAGTAAAAATATTGATGGCCGTGGCCTATCTGATGAAATCAGTGCAGAAACAGGTAAATCACTGCGTGACAGCGCAGAGAACGTCGGGGCGTGGGCGTCACTTCATCGCGTTCAGCAGTTCCGTTTCTTTGGCATTCCGGGCCGCCAGGCTTATCGGGAATTACGCCTGCTTGCCGGTCAGGCGATGAGAAATCAGAGCGATAAAAAAGCCGGTGCGCCAGTGCTTGAAAACGCGCAGCTGGACGCTGTGCTGGCCGCTGCAGATGTGGGCTGCTTTGCCACCTACATCATGAAACAGGGCGGCGTACTGGTTCCGCGCAAACACCACATCGTCAGAACTGCTTACGAACTTAACGACGAGCCAACCCCTTACGGCGATCACGGCACCCGCATTTATGGCATCTGGTCCCCGTTAGTGGCTGGCCGCATCTGCACGCACGCAACGAAGTGGAAAATGGTTCGTAAGGCCGTTGACGTTCAGGAGGCGACAGCCGACCAGGGCGCTCGCGCCCCTTGGACTCGTGGCAATAACTGTCCCCCTGTAGAAAAAATGAACATTTCAGGGGGCAATCCGGTATCTGTTGAACCTATAGAACCATGTGAAATGCCTCTGTATGGCCCGGCAGACTTCAACAATATGACCAGAAAACAGCGCCGGGATCTGCTGGCGCGTCTTCGGGTGGTAAAGCCGCGCCAGAAGCAGAGTTATAAGCAGGTAATTGACGATGTTCAGCGGGCTGATCTTGTTGCAGAGCTGAAAACGAGAGGCTTTACCGGTGAAGAAACTGAAACGAATCTGCTTCTGTGCGGTGGCAGTCTCAATTCAGGCGCGGGGATGCGCATTTTCTATAAGAACGGGCGGCTGCAGGAAGATGATAAATGGAGTCAATGGATCTGAACTAAGAAAGCTGCCATAAGCGAAGCTGTTAGTCAGGAGAAAGCAAGCCTTTATCTAATAAAAATAACAGGTTGGCACCACTAAAAACCTTACGTTTCGTTTTCAGATTAGGTCCGATTGAATGAAAAAACATTTCACATTTCGTAACGCATCTACTACTGTATGGTTATACAGTCTTTAGAGTAAAGGGAGGGTTAGATGGACACTCAAGATTTGGCACCGATAAACCGTAAGATGGCTTGCGTTCAGTTCATTGCTGAGGTGTCACTTATAGCGAATTGCAAGCCATCTGACATGAAATTGGCGATGAGTATCATCGCTGAGTTAGCGCATTCGAGCTGTGAAAAAGTCCCTGACGATGAGATTTTTTACGCTGCGGAATAGCATGAGTCCACAGCCAGGCATATTGATAACGTTCCTGGCGACAAAATTTATTTTTGGCGCTGGCAAGGTTGAACAACGAGTACCGCGAGGCGTTAGGCTATGGCCGGAAGCGATTCGAATTACCAGGTAGTTTACCGGGGCGAAAGCCTGACTGATTATGCGCCTGGCGGATTAGTTTTCTTTCAGCGGCCTAAAGAGAACGGCGGCGGCTTCTGGTTAGGCCGGACTTATGATGGTGTCTTCTGGCTTGAGATTTCTGCCCCTGTCTCTCTTTCGCAGGGTCTGCTTTATCTGCAGGCGCTACAAAATTCTGTCACGGCCGATACAAAAATCACTGAGCCAGATAACAACCTGCCCCTGTTCTGACTCTTTGCAGGTGAGTGCATGTCTATGCTGCATGAATCCGCATGATCCCAAAAGGATCGTTTACCCTTTGGCCCGCCAGAACTGGCGGGCTTTTGTTTATGTCATGCAGGTGCATGAAAACTACTGCATAAAGCGGGCAGGCGTGGCGGGGCTACGAGCGCGCGCTAGTATGATTGGTGACATCTTCTTAAGATTCTTTTATGATTTTATCAAACAAATATTTAAGGATGTGAAATGGTCACCGTTATTGATGTAATCAAACAAAAAAATGCCTACGTTGACAGGACAATAAAAACCTTTGGAAAAAACCTTATTATTGTTGGTGATAATGGTGCAGGAAAAACACGGTTCCTGAACGAATTAAAAAATGTTTTAGAAAAAGTCGTTCGTGACCAAAAGTATGACAGCGTCAAATTATTAAAAAGACAATTAAAAGATCAAAAAGATGCGTTATTAAGACATGAGAAAGACTCTGATAATTATAATAATTACGTGCAGTCTGTTTCTATACTTGAAAGTTGGATAGAAGAAAAAAAACCATTTGAGTTGGAGTTTAACTCAACGAGTGACCTTTTATCTGCCTTAAGAAGTAATCAATTTATTTTTAGGTTTTTTCCTGCAGATCGGTATTATAAGCATAGTTCGAGAACACTGCTTACCAGTGTCGAAAGCTTATTCGATGAGTATAATAACGCCTCTAAAGCCAGAGTTATCGCAAGTGATTTGTTTGAATCCTATTTGGTTTCAATGTCAAATTATGCTTTATTAGAAAAAGGTGCAGGGGAAATAGCTGAATATGATAAAGTTACATCAGTAATTCAATCAATTGAAAAAGATCTCAAAGAGCTTTATGAAGATGAAAGTCTAGAGGTTTTGTTTAACAGAAAACGCCTTCGCATGGAAATAAGGCAAAAAAATAAAGAACCATTTGACTTTGAGAAGTTATCTTCTGGATATTCTTCGATATTGTCAATTTACTCAGAGCTAATCATGCTTTCGGAGCTTAGTAAAACAAATAAGGCTGAGATGCGTGGCATTATAGTAATTGATGAAATTGATGCTCATCTACATGTAACATTACAAAAGAAAGTTTTTGATTTTTTTTCTAACAGCTTCCCAAACATACAATTCATAATATCGACACATTCGCCTTTCGTAATCCAGTCAGTTTCAAATGCTATAATATATAATCTAACCCAAAACGAGCAAATGGAAGACTTATCGATTTACTCTTATACATCTATAATAAAAGGTTTGCTTGGGGAAAGCAGCAATTCCGATGATCTTGAGGGTTTGTTAAAAGAATTAACTAAGCTAACAGCTGAGAAAAAATTCGGTGCCAGATTTGATGAAATAGTATTATTACTCGATGAAAAAAAACAACATCTTGACGCTAAAGCTAAGGCGATTCTTCTAAACTCAAAATCAAAATTAATTGACTGGGAGGAGGATGAGGGAAATGTTTAATATCTTTCGCCCAGCTGTGGGGCCTGCAAGTCTCTCACGAAGAAATAATTACAAAAGCCATGATGTAATTCAAGCTTTACAGGCAATGTTTAATGGCAAATGTTACCTATGCGAACAGTCACCTTTATCAGACCCTGAAGTTGAGCACTTCGTACCCCATGGGGATGATCCAGCATTGATGTATGGCTGGAGTAATCTTTACTATGCTTGCAGGCGCTGCAATGGAATAAAAAGTAACAAGCATACAAATTTATTAGACTGTACAGATCCAAATATAGATGTTTTTAGTGAGGTCATTCATTATGCAGGGAATGCTGCTGTTGGAGAAGTAGAAATAAGGGCTAGCTCAAGTAATCCTTCAGTTCAAACTGTTAATACAGTCAACCTTCTTAAGAAATGCTTTAATGAGGAAAGTACAGGATTAAAAGCTGTGTCCAAAGAAAGTCTGCTTGAAAGATTGTTAGAGGATTATAATGAATTCATGGTCCATAGAAATATTTTGGTAAATAAAAGAAGCACACTTAATGACATTCAGAATGCAAAAGAAAACCTTAAGGTTATGTGCACTATCGAGTATCCATTTTCTGTTTTTTGGAAATGGCATATTTTAAAAGACCCAACTATTTTAAGAAAGCACCCGCAAATAAGAACGGAATTGCAATTCTAATAAGATGGGGCATGTTCATGCCCCATTTAAATATGTTAGAAACTGTAATCTGAAAAACTTATCAATTCATCGCCAACCCAATTATTGAGTTCTTCAAATTTTTTCTGTAGCGGGATGAGTTCATTACGTACAAACACTTTGCTGGCCTTTTCAATATCACCAAATCCACCGGTGTTGTTTGGAATAATCCCCATCAACTGCGGTGGAACACGATGCACGGCCAGCATGTCGTCACGGCTCACGTTCTTGATATTAAGAAACTCATCCTTTGCCGCTACCTCTGATAGCGGGATGATCTGAATGCCATCCTTCTTCCCGTTCGGGCTGTACATAAACAGGTTGCGGAAGTTGCCCGGCCCTTTGGCGCTCTTCATAGCACCGCGGATATTATCCACGTCCTGCTGGCTCTGTGCCGGATCGGTCATGTACATGATAAAACCCGCATGGCTGCCGTTGAGGTAATATTTGCGGCGGAACAGCGTAGCCGACTCGTTCAGCAGCACCGACGGGATAGCCGACAGGTAGCCCGGCAGGCCGTAAATCTCCTGATTGATATCCGGCTCCATCAGGTGGAAGACACTGCCCTTCTCAAACTCATACGGTTCCGTATTAATGCCGTAGTGCGCATACCAGTAGGTATCGAGGTCCAGGCCGCGCCGGGTGAACTTCGCCAGCGACGGCTCCAGCTTCAGCACGTTACCGAGACGACTTGTCCGCTTCTCCAGATAGGCATTGCCGAAAATCAGATAATCCAGCGCAAAGCGGGTGAACGCCTGCTGACTCAGCAGCGGGTGCGGGATAAAGGTACTCGCCAGGATATTGCACTTCACGCTGATGGGTGAGCTGTGATGCACGGCGGCGCGGAACGTGCGTGCCAGCCCGTCAACACTCACGGGTGGTTCATACCAGCGATCATTGATGACGCACTCCACGTAATCCAGCAGTTCGCGGCGGTCCAGCACCGGGATCGGGTCGCCAAAGGTAAACGCCTCCGACGCTGCCCCGCTGGTCATGTTATCCGGCTGCGGCACGGGCTGCGTGCGGGTGCGGTTCCTGCGTTTGC